CAGTAACTGTTACAGAACCAACTGAGCATGCAACAACTAAACCATCTACGGGGATTCGGTTAATCGAGCGAACATCAACAGTACCAATGGATGCAACAGCCTGAACACCTGTGATGAGTGTTGTCGAATTGGCAACGACTGTTGTTGTACCGACAACGCCTGTGGTAGCTACACCAGCAATCGGTGTAGAGGCATCAGCTTCAACAATGACACTACCTACAGCGCCTGTAGCAGCTACACCACTTACAGTAAATTTACAACCAAGCGATAGAGATACATTACCAACAAAGCCTGTGGCAACAACACCAACAACATTAGTAACTGCAACACCCACAATACCAACACTACCTACAGAGGCAGGACTGACAAGGCTTACAACAACATGGTTGGCATCAGCTTCAATGACAACGCCACTGTCAGAAGTGGCTACAGAGACAACACCGTCTGGTACGTATGTAACATTGCTGACACCATAACGACTGGTGCCATAGACACCTAAGCCGTATATGCCGCCAGAGCGTGTTGTTGTTGCCATTTATGCAACCTTATGCCAAACGAATAATTGCGTTGGAAGCGTCTGCTGCGGGGAATTGCACAACGAAGTCACCGTTCGTTGAAGTCTTGTCACCACCAAAAGAGATGACAGCAACAGCGTTAGTTGTACCAGACCCACCATCAGTGGTGGTGTTATAGATGACAGCACCAGCGGCGGTGATTGTGGCGCTGGGCCATGTCGCATCAGCAAAGTCTACAAAAGCTGTAGTGCCCGATGATGTGGGGTCAATGTTTGTCAATGCAATACCACCTGCTGTGTAGCCTGTACCAACAACTTCGTTACTGGTAGTGTATGCGGTAGTAGCAGCATCAAGCGATGCTGACGATGTGTACAAAGCAATCTTGAAGGTGTGACCGCTGGTGGCATTGAAGTCGTGCTTACGCTCCAACAATTCTTTCTTGAAGCTGGTGCAGAGTGCAGATGTGATAGCCATGATATGTTCCTGTATATTTCAAACAACAAAAGGGAGAGCCTCGTTAAAGACCCTCCCTCTTAGGTCAGACTAAAAGATTAGGCCAACTGGTCGCGGTCAACTTCGTCGGCTGCGGGGATGGTGGACATATCCAACATCAAAGCCCACACACGAACGGCACCAGCAGTAGCAGTACCAGTGACGGTAGCAACCACGTCCAATGTGTTAGCAGCAACAACAGGAGTAGGCACAGCAGCTTCGGTGGTGATAGCACCAACGGTAGCGGCTTGAATGTCCAAAGCAGACACCACGTCAGCAGAGTCAACGCTCAGGTCAATGGTGTAGCCAGTGGAGCCAGCGAGGGCCACAGTGGTCACAACACCAGCAGCCAGCACGAGGCTGTTTGCAGGCAACGAGATAGCGGTAACAGTACCGGAAGCGGTAGGCAATGTCACAGTAGCTTCCACCAGACGGGGCAGCTTAGCAACGGTTTGAGAGAGGTTAGCCATTTTAGATTTCCTTTAAGAGTTATGTGGAAAAGGGGAAGCCTTGTGAGCCTCCCCTGTTTCATTTAAGCAACGTTGTACTTTGCAGTAACGATAGCTTCGGGGCGAAGGATTTTTCGACCATACAAGTGCATACCACGCACGATGTCAGCAAAGCTGTCAGGATCGCGGTAGGTTTCAGTCTTGTTGATCTGCTGAGCGGTTGCCACAGCAGCGTCTTGACCAGCAACCAACACACCGAAGTTGGTGTTCTGGTTAGCAGTACCAGCGGTACCGGGACCAGTACCAATCTTAGGCAGGTTGTTCGACACGTAGATACGGAAGCCATGCAGGTTGTTGATGACCAGACCGTTTTGCAGACCGGAACCACCGAAGTCAGAGTTCAACAAGCGGCTGTCTTCGTCTTTCAACATCTCAACAAACACTGGATCGACGACCAACCAACGACCTTGGGTGTCAACGAACTGCTGGTCCAACAGACGACCCATACGTGCAATCACCATCAAAGGCGAGGCAGTGGCAGTGGGCAGTGCAGTTGCACCGGGCAAACGTGGAGCCAAAGGAATGGAGTGATCACCAGCCGAAGAGGTAGTGATGTTACCGAAGCTACCCTTGATCAGCTTCATGCTGGACAACAGTTCGTCGGCACCAGCGGAGGCAACAGCCTTAGTACCGGGGGCGGTAGTACGGGCGGTGTTAGCGTTGGCATGCAAAGCAGACTGGGTGTAGCCGGACAAGTAGCCGAGCACGTCTTGGTCATACTGGTCACGCAAGCGATAAGCGGCGCGGTCAGTAGCCATCTGCATGAAGTTCACGTGCGAGTGAGCAGCTTCGATGTCGTCAATCTTGAAAGCAAAGAAGTTCGACTGGTCAACAACCAGTGTGAAGTCTTCGTCGTCCAAGTCTTGAGCAGTGATCTGAGTGCCACGCTTGTAAGGTTGAACCGAAACTTCTGGCTCTTTGATGATCTTGACAGAGTCGCCCATCTGAGCGATTTCGCCAAAGTAGTCGTTGTTAGTGATGTCTTCAACAACAGACGATTTACGAAACGCGAGTTGTACTTTTTTGCTGTAAATTACAGCACTGAAATTACCATTGGGCAGGTTAGAATATCCTGCGGCTGAGGGAAAGGCCATTTTAAAATCTCCTATAGATATATTGGCATACATATAAAACATACGCTAACAAAGTCCACAGGGCTGTATATTTCTAGGTGTATAAGAATACCCCCTAGCTATTAAGGTATTCGTATAGGCTAGATCAACTAGGTTGTCTGATCACTTACGTTTTGCGCTAACAACAACACGGACTACTGTCTATGTTGCTTTACAAGTGTTGAACGTTACATTCACTATTGGTGGACAAGCTATTGTCGGCAATAGAGGTATGACAGTTCAACGTTTAACAGGGAAGACAACTGTAAAAGATACAACCATCTTACTCCTGTTAAAAGTTATACCAGACTTTTTCAGTCTGTGTCAACAATTATCGTGCGCCAGCACTCAAATCATATACAAACTTACCACTTTGAATTGCAGCAGTGATAGCTTTCTCGTTGGCCTCATACTGTTGACTGGACATCTTAGCCACTTGCGACTCATAGATTACCCCTTCAGTATCTTTGCCTGTTGGTGCAGATCGTTCGCTACGGGTACGAACACCTTCTGCGGCAGAAGTGTCTTCCTTCTTCGGCTTCGACTTACCAATGTTGCGATCAACCTTATACAGATCAATGGCACGAGCAGCAGAACGAGCATCTGTATCATTCTCATATAGAGCCTGTTGCACCCATGATGGTTGCTCTTCTGCCCAGTTGTGGAAGTCATCGGTGTCTCGGATAGTGTCAAAGTCTGGATGAATCTTCATCAATTCCAACTCAGCCTTCTCACGTGCTGTTAGTTTCTCTTGTTCATCCAGTGCAGCAAAGCGTTGCTCCATTGAAGCGGTTTGCTCTTTAGCTTTCTTGATGGCGATTGTTTCTACAATCTTTGCCACGTCAGGATATGTTGCTGCCCACTTAGCCAAGTCTTCTTCGTTTGTAGGCAGCTTGATTTGTTTCTCGGTAGACTGAGTAAGTTGATTACGCAACTCATCAATTTGCTTTTGCAATGTCAGTTGCTGCTGCTGTGAATGGCGGCGAAGATCACCATAGCGCTTTTTAAAGCTCTTCTCTTCTGCTGACAAATCTGTATCGTCTTCAACCTTTTCTTCAGAAGGTGCAGGCTTTTCTGCATTGCCTTCAGTAAGTTGTTTCAACTCTTCTTCTTCACGTTCAATGCGCTCACGATTAGCGTTGCGTTTACCGAACGGTGCAATTGCCACGGCCTGTGCTTTTTGTTCCAAGACTACTTCAGTCATAAATACCTTTTAAGTTGGGGCTGCGCTGTAGGAGACACTATTGTCCCGGAGTCAGGTAGCCAATGATGACGGGTTATTGTTTAGTACCAATCTGCCCGTCACAGATTCTGGTATTCATATTATACGCTATTAGTTCTGTCGGGTTACGAAACTTGTAGACTTACCAGTCTTTGTATTCTTACGTTTAGAAACGAAACCGCCTTTAGCATACTCACCACCACCAAAACCCTGACCACCATTAGCGTCAGCAACGCTAGTATCAGAAGTAGTAGTATCAGAAGTAGTAGTACCAAAGTTGGCAGCATCCTGTGCAGCAATACTTTCATTACTGGACACTGTCTGACCTTCAGCATTAGTGGTCATACCTGTCTCAGCAGCCTGTGTTGCGTTCGATGCCGCATCTGCTGACATCTGAGAACTTGTTGTACCGAATGTTGCCTGATCAAAAGCATCTGTAATACCTTGATTGGACACTGTTGAAATATTACCGCTTTCGTCCGAGACAGTACCGAGTTGACCACCGAGAGTGGCAGCATCACTCATGGCACCGAACGAAGCAGATATAGCATCAAGTTGATTATCAACAACACCTTTACCAACTAAACCAGCTATTGTTGATGCGGGAATACCAAGAACTGCTGAGATAGCCTTACCCGCTAAAGATTGGCCGAAAGCCATACCCGCTAAACCAGCACTAATTGCCGAATTACTAATACCTTGACCACCACCAACGGATGAACCATCAGTGTTACCACCACTACCAGAACCGCCACCATCGCTACCACCGCCGCCACCTGAATCAGACGATGTATTTGTAGGTGCAGTTGGTGTAGCTTCAGCGGGTGTTGTCGGTGTAGTAGAAGCAACCTTATATCCATCAGGAACATTCAGTTGAGGAACGCCATTGATGAATGGAATGTAAATAGTCTGACCACTAGCATTGGTCATTGCCACCATTTGAAAACCTTTGATGGGTGCGTTGGAATACTGAGCAGACTGATCAGGCAAATCATACACACGCTGATCAACAGGCGGTGAACTAGCTGCCGGATTCTTAGGAGCGACATAACCACCAGCGGCGTATCCGTTCTCT